AATCAAGGTCTTGCAAGTAGTTCTTAATGTTTACCATATAAGTCTTTCCTCCAATGTTTCTCTTCAAATGTTACTCTAGCATGGCAGTTAGCGCATAAGATTTCACATTTACCCATCTCTTCTTTGAGTCTAATTTTAGATTTACTGTGCCTACTAAATGTCATCTTTTCTATGTCACTCCCTATCTGAAAACTTTTTTCATCTGGGTTCTTGTGGTGAAAATGTAAAGAGGCATGATGCTCCTTAAAGCCACAACGCTTACATCCCTTCATTAATTTAAACCTACGTAGTATTTTCATACCGCGCTGATACCTTCTCCTAGACCTGTCTCTCCATATTTTTCTTTGTACTTCCTGAGACATCTTACTTCTACCCACTGTGTTTATCCCTTCTTTTTTCTAATGCATTGCTTGCACCACTAAATGTGTTGACTAGATATGGCTTAACTGAATCAGGATTCTTGTGCCCTGTTACTTGCATCAACTCAAGAGTCTGAACACCTGCCTCTACCATCTCAGTGATTGCAGTCCTACGTAGATCCATAGCTGTCAGTTTCTTTGGTAGTCCTGCAGCTTCCTTGACTTCATTGATTGCATCATCGATGTGGTCTATTGGATATGGCACGTATGCTCCTGCCACTGGTGTAGTCTTGGGTGCTACGTAGTCTTGGAATCCAAAGTCCTGACTCTGTTGCCTGAGCATAGAAAGTAGATCATCAGGTATCGGTAAATGTACATCAGCACCACGTTTACTTTGTGTTAAATCAACACGTTGTGCGTCAAAGTTAATGTTGTCCCAAGTCAGGGTACGCATGTCTCCGACACGCTGCGCCCACTCGTATGCCATGTGCACAATCAACCCAATGCTACGCCACTTGAAGTTGCCGTATGCTGTGTCAAGAAAAGACACAACCTGGTCACGAGTCCACTTGACTTTGCGTGGCTTAGTATTCTTCGTTTCAATCAGGCGCACTGGGTCATTGTCCATTACGTCTCGCCTCATGCTATACTTCCATGCAGTAGACAGGACAGCCTTACGATAATTAGCTGTACGTACACCTGACTTAAGCCATTTCTCATAAGCTAAGTTTGTGTGTCTAGCTTTGATGCTACGCACTGTGTAGTTACCTAAGAGTCTACCCTCTACGTTAGTCTTAAGTATTATATCTAAATGTTTCTCATAATCTTTCTGTGACTTAGCACTTAAGCTGCGGAAGTTATTACTGTGTAAGTAGAACTTCACTATCTCAGATAGCTTTGATGTATGTTTTGGTATGTCTACCACTTTCTCCTCACTTTCCAATATGCCCATGCTTCTAAGCAATGTCCTTTACCTATCAGCATATCAATGAAATACACTATGTTAGGCTTTCCCTCTTTCTGCCACTGGTGGTTCCTTGCGCTGAACGTCTGATTGTTTTGTCCTCCTAGTATCACGTTTATCAGAACGCTTAGTGCTGTTAGTATTCTCTTTAGGTAGATCCCCAAGCCTATCAGTAATGTCATCATGGGGATCGTCTTTCGGATCGATTTCATCATCTGTCATAGTACACCTATGTGTACCAAGAATATGTAGATAAAAGGCCACAGAATAAATAAAGACCAAAGGTAACTAAAAAAGGGGTTCATTGTTTTCGTCCAATACATCGCGTCTAAAATAATTAGTGTTACTTCTCCAAGGTAATTCTATATCGTTTACTCCATCATCTTCATGCGACTTAGGTAGTAAACCCATAGCTTCCATATGGCTCAGTAAACTAACTGGCAACTGAGGTATCTCCATATTTGGAAGACTGTCTATAATTTTTCTTGTCTTCATCTGTCTCTCCAAAACACTCCTTGATATAAACAAAATTATTTTTAGCATACATCTTTTTCAAATGCAATATATCCTTACGGCTATCGCTTGAGTGATAAGCAAGCATCTTCTTTGTTGCCTTACTGTATATGTCTAATGCGTAGTACATAGCTGTTCCTACACGTTGATATATTGATGTGTGTTCATAGTGTATTCAATACCCATCTCGTAGTCGGGGAAGCTAGAATACAACTCTGATAATGCATCTACTGTAACCTTTACATTATTTAGAAGTACTCCCTCCGAATCTTGGTAATCACCATCGTCAAAGACAGGTATAACTGTCACTATCTCTTTCCAGTGTTTCCATTTGTGATTCTCTGGCTTATCGTCAGGGTTCAGACATTTGCGGTGTCTCTCGTACACAAATATAACTGCATCGTGATGGTCACCTACTTTTACTTTATATGTCTTGTCTTCCAACATTATTTTCTCCTCTATAATAATTTAAGTTGTACTGGTTCTTTGTATACTTCATCTAATCTAGGATGTAGCACATCTCCAAATTCTATATCACAAAAGTTACCACAATCAGGCATGATCATCTTTTGTTTACGCCCTGCGTTTGGATCTAGTTCATCCAAGAATACTCCTCTAATACAGCTATTGCCTACCTCTCTTTCTGCTTTAGCCATTCTGTCAAATGTCTCAGGGAAGTCTGTCCTTATCTTGTTCCAGTATCCCATGCCACCTTTGACACAGCCAATACAATTGTTGTTACCATAACCTAACTCATACATCTTAGGTCTTCGTATTCCTTGCTTCTCAAGATAGTAAAGACATGCAGGTTTATCCATTCTCTGTTCTATCAAAGGGAAGATAGGTTTAGCTGCAGGGTATTGCTCTTGAAAACGTATGGCTCTGTTTACTTCTTTCTTTGTATACTCGAAGCCAAACACTTGAGCAGAATATTCTTCCTGTCTCTCTATTCTTTGTCTTACCATCTTCTTTAGTACAAGCGTACATCTTGCACCCCCAGGGCCATTTACATACTTGTCTTTCAGTATGACATCGAACTGGTCTTTATGTTTGGGTGCTCTGTCTACTCTTATCTCCTTCCCATACCAATCTTCACATTGTTCTTTAAATCTTTTGTTATCGTCATGAGCACTATCAATGGCAAAGTATATAGGCTCAACATTATCTATACCATATTCATCAATAGCTAACTTAGTAGCTACTGCACTTGTCACACCTGCACTCCACCATGCTATAACTTTCATTTCTTTCTCCTACCCTTATTAGCCATGTGCTCTACTATTCTTTTGTTTGAGCATATGACAAGAACATATCCATCCTTATCATAAGCTACCCACTTCTTCTTGCGTTGCATTATTACTACTCTACCTCTAGTTCTAGGCACGCTAGTGTCTCACTCTTGTTTGATACAAGCACAGCAGCTTCACTCATTGCTGCAACGCATTCCTCTTGACTAGCGTATGTCTCAACGTGGTAGTACTTCACCGTTTGAGAAGTCACTAGTAGTTGCATCCATACTAACGCCCAAACCATTACGCTACATCCTCAGAAGAACGCCATACATAACGTGTGTAACGCTGTCCTGTCACTGGGTGTCTACTCTTGATACCATCAATAGTGTACCCTAGCTTACGCAACTCACTGATACGTTTCGGGAATGACTGTATGCTGTAGTCAAGCAATGCTTCACGCTGCGTCAATCCTTTGGTTGCTTTAAGGTGATTAAGTATCATGTCGTACTGTGTAGTTTTTTTAGCCATTGTTTGTCTCCTTTTTAATAGCTGCAAATATGTCTCGCAGTTTTTGCGTAGACTCTGGTGGTATGCTCAGTGTTTCACCTGTAGCATCATGTGTGATTACGAGTCGGTCATTGTTCCACAATGTAGCTTGCCATCCGTAACCTAAACTTTCATTCTTTAATACTGTAGTGTACCCATCATCTGATATGATTGCACCTTGTTTTGTTTTGTAGTTCATTGCTGTGTCTCCTTCTGTTTATCTGCAATGTCGTGTACTCTTTCCATGAATACAGCTAATGCCACATTAAAATCTGTAAGGCTACAGTTTTCCGCAACATCTCTAATATTATCCCAGAAATCATACTTGTGTGGTTTTCTTGCCACAGTTCCAGGATTTGGCTTGCTGTCTATAACTTCCTTAGCTGCAACATCTATCGCACCAGTGAATGTGTTAAGCCACTTGAGTAGGTTAGGCTTGTCTGTTGGTACTTCTACCATGTCAGCTTTAATCTTCTTAGCCTCAGCTTGTGTGCCTACCCATTCGCCTTGCTTGTTCATGTATAGTCTCACCTTCCTAATGCCTCCTTCAAATCTTCCTCAGTTATTTCTTTGACATACTGCCAATCATAGATGTCTTCATCTGTGCCTAGACGTGGCTTGAAGTAACCTACAGATCCTACTTCACCCATGACAACCTTCGCTGCGTTGGATGCATCTATGTCACTGTAGCCTAAGAACATGACAGCCTTGCCGTTTTTGTGATATGTCTTAACTTGCATTTAGTATCTCCTCCAATTGATTGATAATCACATTGCCTTTACAAATTTTTTCTACTGCTAGGTGTCTCTCCTCCTCAGTCTTGAACGGAGATACAACATCTACTTCCAGTTGTTTGAAGCTACGTGCTACGTTAACTATCTTCTGTCTGTTAAAGAATAAATCTTGTAGTTGCATCTCAATAGTCCTCCTCTAATCCTGACCATATGTATGCTAGGTATCTCCAAAAGGTTTTACCGAATGCTTCATTCATTATGTCTTCTAGTTCTTGTTCAGTCATTGTGTTTCCTCCTTTAGTCCTTCAAAGATATACTTGATAACATCAACTGTCCATCCGTTGCCTAGCATTTTGTAGCGTTGTGTGTTACTTACGCCACAGGTATACCCATCAGGCACAGTTTGTAATCTCTCACATTCAGTCACAGTAAGCTTACGCCAATGCATATTGTCTATGCTATCCCATTCGTGTCTGTCGTAGGACAAACGCCCTCCTGTCCTGACACACTTAGACTTGTCACGTATCTCTACTTTAGGTTGATTGTGTCCACCTGTTGTAGCTCTTAAAGAGGGTGATTTACCTTCAGCAGCGTACACTCTGTTGATCATTGCATACTTATCATTTAGCTTTGCATCGCCTATATGTATTAACCCATCTTTACTTTTTTGTTCAGGTACATATCCAATAGCGTAGCCATGCGTACCTGCACAGACTGTGCCTGACTTACCATCAACATCGTGTATCGTATTAGCTTGACTGCGATAGTCAGGGTTGAGCATATCAGGGTTCTTGTCACTGGATCTACGCTTTTCCTGCAAGTATTCACCTGCACGATAGAACTCTGCTGTCTCTTCTTCTAGTATATCTTTGAGCATAATGCCTTTGTCTTCTGGCAGTCCATCAAAGGGAATGTTTGTCCAGTAAAGCCTCTTGCGGTTCTGCGCTGAGACAAGGTTGCTGTTTATCTCCACAGGTTCTACACCTAGATAGTCTGTGATAACTTGCTCACTCTCCTTCTTCATCTTGACATTCTCAAGTAGGAAATACTTTGGCTTGAGTGCCTTAAGCAATCTGTCAAACTCAAAGAATAATTTACTGCGTGGATCATCAAAGTTTAAACCTTTACCGCCAAAACTAAAGCCTTGACATGGTGAGCCACCAATCAGCAAATCGATTTTTGGTAACTCACTTGGGTCTATCTCTTTGACATCACCTAAGTGTATCATGTCAGGGTAGTTTCTCTTAGCAACTTGGATTGCATACTTGTCAATCTCCGCTGCAAAATATTTGTTAACTGGTATGCCTAGCTTATCTAGTGCAATCTGCCCACAAGACATACCATCAAATAGACTTAATACGTTCATGTTTGTCTCCTCTCGTCTGCTCTGTCTGTGTACGTGCAATAACCCTCGTCAATCAATCGTTTTGCTGTACGTCCAAAGTATCCTTGCAGTTTCCACGCTAACCCAGTGTCTATTAGGTATTGCCAAGCTGCAGTCTCTTCCTCGTAGTCTGCCATGACTAGTTGCTCACAAATTTGAACTGCTAATTCTGGTGTGAAATGATACTCTTTCACTGTGTCACCTCTTCTACTTTCTTAAATAAACTTTCTGCTTGTGCATTAGTAAGCTTGTACTCGTTACGATTAGATGTACTAGATATATCTTTGACAATCCAAGGCATCTTGGGTGCTTTAGAATTGTAGCCAACAAGCTTGAGTTTCATACCTTGAGTGTTCGCAATTTTGTCCACGTCAAAGTTGTATAAACCTGCCATATCTTTCAAGTCTTTTTGTTCTTTCGTTTCTGCACCATCAAGTAACACAGTCACTTTGTAAGTAGCCTCACCTCCGTTATAAGTACAGTTACCAACATGGATCCTATCAATTGGTATATGAATTGTCTCCTCAAATGGATGCGTTAATAGTACACCCTGCATTTCATTACGTAGATTTTTTAGTTGCTGTTTAGTAAAGTTAGTCATTGTTATTGTCTCCTATAAGTTGGGTTTAAAAAATAGTTTAGTCTCTAATTCTGTCTTAATAAATTCTGCTTCCTCTTGTGTTATCATAATCCAAGCAAACGGATGTTTCTTTGAATATTCTGCAATCTTAATCAGCATTTTGTGCGATGGATTATCTTTGTATTTTTGTATTAACTTACTCATTGTTGTTGTCTCCTTATGCGTCTACTACAAATCCAGTTTTGTCTTTCTTGGCTCTACCCTTTGCCACCAAACCTACGATTGAATTGCTAGGGTCAAGAAAGCGTAAGTCATCTTTGTCTCCGTCCGTGACATTTATGCCACGCCACTTAGGTTGCTTGTACTCCTTACGGAATACCACTGCTGCATTCATACCATTGTCGAGTGCATCTTGTAACTTGTCGGCATACTGGACATTCGCACCTGAGTATGACCAAGTTAGATGATAGTTGAATATGTCCTTAGTCTTTCTGTTAGAAATCTTGGTGTAGTCGTAGAATTGTACAGATGGAAAAAACTCAAATACAGTGTGTGCATCAAATCTGATATTCTCCCATCTTATGTCCGTTGTGCCGTTCAACCTGACGCATGGCTGAATGCCACGCTTCTCACAATAGGCTTCAAATTTTAGAATATCATCTAATAGTTGACGCATAAAGCTTGACCTATCACGATAGAACCATTCAGTCTTACGCATTCGTGCAGCTTGCACATTGTTGAACGCTCCACGCCCTGCTGTAAACAAACAAGCGTCAATACAGTTTGCTTGCTCAGCCATAGGGCAAGAGTTGTATTGCTTACCCTCAACCATAACTTTCCAAGGCACCATATATAGTATGGCTGTAAGGTATTCGCTTCCATCACCTTTGATTGTTTTGGCATTAGTGCCAACACCTAATAATTTGTATGTCATGTTTACACCTCCTTATAATATGCCGCACGATACAAATCAGCACTGGGTATTTCACCCTCTAGTGCAGCCCATATTCTCTTCCAATCACCTTTATAAGCTTTACGTTCTAGTAACACTTTGTCATCGTCACCATGTAGCACTGTAATTGCTCCGTTGAGTAAAATCACTTTTATTGTTGCCGCCCCAGTTTCCGTAAAGTTGGATGTTATTAGATCATAATCGTCTGATACTTTTTTTGTATCAGGATCAACACGCATTAACGTTTGTAAATCAGAATACATCATGTCGCATTCATTAACGTCAATCGTATCTGTTAACGTACCATTGGCTTGTTCATAGAAAGTGTAGCCATCACTTGTCTTGTATATATTCATTGTCTGTCCTCCTATGTTACTTCATGAGGGTGCACCTACTTGGGAGGTTTTTAGATGCACCCACAAAAAGTAACGTCTTTAGTAAGTCACACCCCAAGCCCATACGTCAAGCAGCGTAAGGATAGGTTGGCCTATCTTAGCTCAGGGTGTAACCGAATAGTCACAATCTGTTAGCTCAAACATGTGCACATCTGTGTACTGTGCATAGTAACCACCCTTTAAGAGCACCCTATAGACAAGGAATTCCCAGTCCTGTCCTTACAGGTTAGCCCACTCAATTAAGAGAAATCGGCAAGATACGTTCATCATGAGTATATTATCACACATACTAGGTGGCTTACTATATTCTGTAAGACTTTGAGTATTTCTTTTATTTGTTAGTCGTTGTTTGTTGTTCTTTCTAGTTAGTCGTTTGTAGTCGTTTAGTCTGTTATTCTTTTGATAGGGCTTTTCACCGTATCCGTCTGAAGGTGTCTGCATCTAATCAAGATCAAGAGTTATTAAACTTACTTTGATTAGAAGTTTTTCGCTTCCGATGAAACTACATTAACCCGAACATCTTTTGAATTGCAATAGGTTTTTTTAGACTATCTTATAAGTTATTGAATTTAAAAGAAAAGAAATTTGTTTGTTCTTGTTACGTTTCCAAAAACCTGGAATGTTCTCATTTTGTTCTTAAAAACCAGTAGCTAGACATTATATATAGGTACGTGTAGAGAAAGCTATTTTGTGATCACATATTGTATGTGTGTACATACACGTCTAGTGGTGTATTTTGTGATCACACTTGTATGGGTATGCTTTTTTGTGATCACACTATAACCATTGAAGCTATATCAGTAGCAGAACATAACAATATCAATAGTTTACAAGCTAAAACAACTCTTAAAATTACAATAAATATTTATGCAGCGTGAGAACCAATAAAGAAAAGCTAATAAAATCAAAGACTTATAAGGATTGATGGGGTAGGGGGCAAGGGCCAGGTGGGGGGTATACGTTACGTATATATGTACAAATACACACACGAGATTTTTTGCACTGGGTAATCCTAATGTGTTGCACATATGTCACTATTACATAAAAAGTTACTAAAGTTACGTAAGGTTACCTAAATTAATACTGAGGATTCCTTGACAAACAGTTGACACTTTATATAACTATGGGGGTAAGGGGGTATGTATAACATTAATGTTATTACATAATAATATATTTATACATAAAATACTTAAACATTAAATGTAATACATATAGTAATAATACTTATTGTTAAGATATATAATAATATTAATAATATATTAAAACATTAAATGTAATACATAGGATAATAATATATTATTTATATTGTTGACAGTATTAAAACACTAATGTTATACTTACCTTAGTTACAATATATAATAATTATAAAACTTGTTGTAACTACGTGTGTAGATTACTCTGTGTAAGTTAGAACCACAGTGTCTCCTCCTCCCTCTATATGTAGTTTGTACTTATGCCTACGTAGTCTACACACGTATTTGTATAAATTATTTAAACTTTTTCTTGACAATGGATAAATCCAAAGTAAAACTATATGCATCCGAAGATGTGTTAACAGACTTTTACAATGCATTAGCTAACAATGACGCTCGTGCGATACGTAAAGTTCACATTCCAAAGTCGGATGTGTTTTACGTTAGAGAAGCAATATATAATCGTACTGGTGAGTGGTACACACTGGACCACGTTGAACGTGCCATGTATCTTGAAGGTATGTTAACTAAAGATGAAGTACTAGATCCAGACAGGGAACGTGAATATGGATAGTAATATGAAATTACCTATAGCACTTGTAGTAGCGATGGGTGCACAACTAGCAGGTGGTGTGTGGTGGGTATCACAACAAGCTGCTACGATAGAAAGCTTAGAAGAGTCAGTCTCACAGTTTGCTAGTAAGATGGCTGTAGAGGATAGCGTTAATCTCAAGCGTGACGTGCAAGACAACATGGATTACATCGATGGTGCGTTTGCTGAGATAGAAGAACTGTGGGAAGAAACAGAAAGTTTAACTCTCACGATAGGCAAGATCACTGCCATACAACAGAGATTAGCTTTGTTGGAGAACACCATGAAGTTTATGAATCGTGACCACATGGATATGATGGACCCAAGAGATTAGCGATGGCAACAACTAAAGATGTAGAAAGACTACCCAGTGGTAAGTTAAAGTATCGTGGTGAGATATTCCCAGGGTACAACAAACCCAAAAAAACACCTGGCGCTGCCAAGAAGTCAGCCGTGTTAGCTAAGAAGGGTGAGCAGGTAAAGGTAGTTCGTTTCGGTGATCCTAATATGAGTATCAAGAAGGATAACCCTGAAAGACGTAAAAGCTTTAGGGCTAGACACAATTGTGATACAGCAACTGACAAGTTTACTGCAAGATATTGGAGTTGTAAAGCATGGTAAAGAAAAAGAGTACAGTTAATGCTGCAGGTAACTACACCAAACCGACAATGCGTAAGAACTTATTTAACCGGATCAAAGCAGGTGGTAAGGGTGGAAGCCCTGGACAATGGTCAGCACGTAAAGCGCAGATGCTTGCCAAACAATATAAAGCCAAAGGTGGAGGCTACAAATCATGAGAAGATACATAAAGAGATTGTGGTGTGCGATTATCAATCGTAAGTGTCACCCAGAATGTGATTGCTGCTAGGTAACTATGAGAGCACCACAGAAGTCATTAAAGAAGTGGGGTGACCAGAAATGGAGAACCAAGAGTGGTAAACCTTCTACGCAAGGTCCTAAAGCTACTGGTGAACGTTACCTCCCTAGTGCGGCTATTAAGTCTCTTAGCAGTAGCGAGTATGCAGCTACAACCAGAGCTAAACGAAAAGGCAAGGCGGCAGGTAAGCAGCATGTATCTCAACCTAAGAAAGTCGCAGATAAAACTAGACGATTTAGAGCGAACAAAGGTGGTGTCGCTAAAAGCCCAAAGCAACAAGCAGCTATCGCTATTAGTATGAAGAAACGTGGTGTTAAACCAAAGGGTAAGAAATGACTTTATCAAAACAAAGTAAATCAAAAGTAAAAAAAGTAATTAAAGGTTTAAACAAAGCTTCTAAGTTACACGCAGGTCAAGCAAAGACTTTAAAAGGTATAGTTGGTAATGGCAAAACGAAAAGACCCAAAAGTAGGAACAGGTAAAAAACCTAAAGGGTCTGGACGTAGATTATACACAGACGAGAACCCTAAAGATACAGTATCGATTAAGTTTGCTACTATGGAAGACGCAAGAGCTACCGTAGCTAAAGTAAAAAGAATAAAGAAGCCTTACGCAAGAAAGATCCAAATATTGACCGTAGCAGAACAACGTGCTAAAGTCATGGGCAAAACAGCGATAGCAAATGTCTTCAGACAAGCTAAAGCAGAATTGCGAAGGAAACACAAGAAAGATGCCGTATCTACAAAGTAACATACCGTACTTCAAAGCATGGGTACGTAGAGAATACACGAAGAACTTAGAAGATTATCACGGAGAGTTTTTACATTGTATGGTCATAGGTGTAACCACCATGCCAAACAGAACGTTAAGCTTTCAAGTTATATTTACTGGATGCGAGTCAGACTTCGATGACTCAGAAAATGTACATGGTGGTGCGATGTGGGCGAGGATGCCTCTGACTGCACTTGTAGCTGATACCCCCTTAGAGGAATGGCCTGAAGAGTTACCGCCATATATGGCACAACCTTGGGATTGTATGTCTCACACGCATTCAGTATACAAGTTGGAACGAGCAAGCCCAGCGCCTTGGATAGCTAAAGTAGATGGTGAGTTCTACCCTGCAAAGTATTACTTTACGGTAGACTACACAGATAATGAAGTAGCAGATGATCCTGCACAGCATAAACAATCTCATGTTTTGGAGTTGTTAGATGCAGGTAAGTACACAGGTAACATGGTTGCGTTACCCAATAATAGAGTGAGAGTAACTCACCCAGCTTGGTTTGAAACTGGAGAAGGTGCGCCAGACTTTAAACCAAACCAACATATGTATAACTCAAAAGAAGACGTAGACTATGTATGGGATACGCAACGAGTGTTTAACAATCTATATAGTGAGGATATAACAGATGATGAAGAAGAAGGGTTACGCTAAAGGCGGCATGAAGAAAAAAGGTTATGCCAAGGGCGGTATGAAAAAGAAGGGCTACGCAGCAGGTGGCTTGAAGATGGTCAAAGGCAAAGACGGAAAGATGGTTCCGTTTTACGCTGCTGATGGCAAAGGCAAAATGGCTAACGGTGGTATGGCTAAAAAGAAAAAGAAAAAAGGCTACGCAATGGGTGGAGCTAATATGAAAAAGAAGGGTTACGCTAAAGGCGGTAAAACCAAAGCTAATGCAGGTGCATCCGTTCCACCAAACAGAAAGGCTCGTAAATAATGTCAGACTTAACTAAAGAGCAAGTAGATGCAATAGAGGCATTAGGTTATACTGTAATAGGTAACACAGCACTAGACATAAATAAAGCTATCGTTATGGATAAACCAGAAAGAGACGGTGGTTTTGTAACTGATGTACCAGAACTAGAGGCTATACTATCAGGTACAGCTACAGTTGAAACTGTACGTGCAAGAAACGAAAAAGGTCACTACATTGCAGATGATCCTGATACACCTGAGAATGAAGCTTGGACAACTAAAGTAGTTAAAAAAGTTAAAGGCAAAAAGTGACAATACTATCAGACGCTAAATTTTTCTCAGCAGCTAAGGATCTTAGCGCAACTTCGGGTGGGGCTAGTGGTAACGTTATATACACTTGCCCCAATAATTTTGTTAGTCTGATTAGATTTTTACATGTATCAAATGGGGCATCTTCAACTAAGAAGTATAGTCTTCAATGGTACGAGGCTTCAACAACAACTTATCATTTAATTGTAGATGAAGGTAGTCTTGCAGCTAATACAATACAAAACGTAATAGAAGGTGGGGCATATCTAGCCTTATCTGAAGGAGACAAGATTGTAGGTTTTGAAGAGTCTAGCTCAGACTTTCAAGTAACGCTTTCTGGAGAAGAGCATTACCAACCTACATAACGGCTATTCCGTATTGTCTCTACTAACCTAACGTTAGTTATGTATAACTATGTATGCCCAAAAAGACAGGGCTAACATAGGAGAATATACATAATGTTTAGAAGAATATTTGATAGATTAGTAGAAGCAAGAGCAGAGTCAGCTAGACGTAAGATTGCACGTATGCAACTTTACAAGATGACTGACAGAGAGCTACGAGACTTAGGTATAGGTAGATGTGATATAGAAAGAGTTATACTGACAGGTAAAGCTCTTTGAAAAACACAATCAGTTCTCTGATGATACTAGGAGTACTTTTGGAGGAGGCTCGTGGACCCAGTAACAATTATCGGTGGTGCAACCGTAGCCTTCAATGCGTTGAAGAGAGGTTTTCAAGTAGGTAAAGACCTACAAGATATGTCAGGACAGTTGACCCAATGGGCAAGTGCTATGAGTGACTTGTCCTATGCCGAACAAAAAAATAAGAACCCTCCTTGGTGGAAAGCACTCAACGGACAATCTGTTGAGGCAGAAGCCCTAGAGATATTTACAGCTAAGAAGAAAGCTCAGGCTATGCGTCAGGAGCTAAAAGATTGGATCTCGTTTAGTATGGGACCGTCAGCTTGGGATGAACTGGTAGCCACTGAGGGTAAGATACGTAAACAGAAAAAAGAACAAGAGTATCGTAAAGCAGAGATACAAGAAGCTATTATAACTTGGGGCGTAACAGGTTTGCTTTTACTTACAGGGCTTGGTATCTTTGGCTTTATATTATATATGGTGGCATAAATGACAAGAAATTTAACTGAGAAGCAACAAAAGTTCCTTGAGGTTTTGTTTGATGGTGCAGGTGGCGATGTTGTACAAGCTAAGAAACTAGCAGGGTACGGTGATGGCACTAGCACTACATCTATTGTAGAATCGTTGAAAGATGAGATAGGTGACAGAACACGTAGCTACTTTGCACGTACAGCACCCAAAGCTGCAATGGCTATGGTGGGTGCATTAAGTGATCCTACAGAACTAGGCATACGAGATAAGATGTCAGCTGCTAAAGACTTGCTTGATCGGGCAGGACTAGGTAAAGTAGAAAGAGTAGATGTATCGTCATCTAGTGGTGGCGTATTTATACTACCATCAAAAGAAGGAAAGAACGAATAGTTAAATACCGTGAGTCATTAGGATACTGGGAATTACCTAAACCACACAAGGGTGCAGAAAAAGATTGGCACGTAATAGCTAGAGTAACTAGGACAGTGCCTTTCGGATATAAAGTGCATCCTGACAATGATAAGATACTTGAGCCTATTGTAACAGAGTTAGAAGCATTAGAACTTGCAAAGAAACATCTTATGCAGTACTCTTACAGAGAAGTAGCACTGTGGTTAACAAAACAAACAGGTAGGTACATATCTGATACAGGGCTAAAGAAAAGAGTAGACATTGAGCGAAAACGTAAGAAAGCAGCTACAATTAAACGCAAGCTTGCCAAAAGGCTCGAAGAGACGCTACAAGAAATCAAGAAACTTGAAGAAGAATGTATCGGAGCCTATACAAGCAGAGCTAACGAAGCAAGAGCCTGAAGTAGAAGTTGTAGCAGCAGAAGTCAAAGCACCTGAGTTTGACGTTGATGTTGCACAGGACATCGTGTTTAAGCCAAACCCAGGTCCACAGACAAACTTCCTATCCGCATCTGAAAGGGAAGTTTTGTACGGTGGGGCGGCTGGCGGTGGTAAGAGTTTTGCGATGCTGGCTGACCCACTTCACGGTTTAAATGATCCTAACTTTAGTGGTCTACTTGTTCGTCATACTACTGAAGAACTTAGAGAGCTTATACAGAAGAGTCAAGAACTTTACCCTAAAGCTGTACCAGGTATCAAGTGGTCAGAACGTAAGTCACAGTGGATTGCACCTAGAGGTGGTAGACTGTGGATGTCGTACCTCGACAAAGACATGGACGTAACACGATACCAAGGTCAAGCGTTTAACTGGATTGGCTTTGACGAGTTAACACAGTGGCCTACACCCTACGCTTGGGATTATATGCGGTCACGACTTCGTTCAGCATTTAGTTCTCAGCTAGGTTTATACATGAGAGCTACAACAAACCCAGGTGGCAACGGACATCAGTGGGTTAAGAAAATGTTTATTGATCCATCTCCTGCTGGTCAACCTTTTTGGGCAACCAATATTGAAACAGGAGATACTATAAAATTTCCTAAAGGGCATAGTCGAGAGGGACAGCCCTTGTTTAAGCGTAGGTTCATACCTGCTAGTTTGTTTGATAACCCTTATCTTGCAGACAGTGGCGATTATGAAGCAATGCTATTATCATTGCCTGAGCATCAAAGAAAGCAGTTACTAGAAGGTAACTGGGATGTTAACGAAGGAGCAGCATTTCCTGAATTTGATAGAAGCATACACGTTGTGGAGCCATACAGTATTCCTAAATCATGGGTTAGATTTAGAGCTTGCGACTATGGTTACGGCTCCTACACTGGAGTTTTATGGATCGCTGTTTCACCAAGTGAACAACTGGTTGTCTACAGAGAGCTATATTGTTCTAAGGTTACAGCTACAGATTTAGCAGATATGATTATTGAAGCTGAATCAGAAGATGGTACTATGAGGTACGGTGTGTTGGACTCATCCCTCTGGCATAAAAGAGGTGATACTGGCCCATCACTTGCAGAGCAGATGAACATGAAGGGATGCAGATGGCGTCCTTCAGATCGCTCTCGTGGTTCTAGGGTTGCTGGTAAGAATGAGATACACCGTAGGTTGCAGGTGGATGAGTTCACCGAAGAGCCTAGACTCGTGTTCTTCTCCACCTGCACGAATACTATAGCGCAAATCCCTGCGATTCCGCTAGACAAAAAGAATCCTGAAGACGTAGATACAAATGCTGAGGATCACTTGTATGATGCATTACGTTACGGTATAATGACTAGACCAAGAAGTTCTATATGGGATTTTAATCCTGCAACACAACGCTCTGGCTTTCAAATGTCAGACCCAACATTCGGATACTAAATATGAAATCATTTGTTGTTGTAATAAGTATGTGGGGTAACACAGGCACAGAATGGGTTTACACAGGTAACCAATATATAATGCAAGAATTATTTACTAAAGAGCAATGCAAACAAATAGTGCAAAGTTCTAATTGGAAAAAGTATGAACAGAATGAGTACTATGGTTTACAATTTGATTGTTTTAATAAGGATAACCGATAATGGCAGAAATAGACGATATATCTTTTGACACAGATGATGTAGTAGCAGCAGAAACTGAAGAAGATAAACTCTTTGAAAGTGTGAATAGTATTGTTTCATTTGTAGGAGATAGATACAAACGTGCAGAAGATGCTCGTTTAGGAGATGAAGATCGTTGGATGAGAGCTTACCGTAACTACAGAGGTATATACGGACCAGACGTTCAATTTACTTCATCAGAAAAATCAAGAGTATTTGTGAAGGTAACTAAGACAAAAACACTAGCTGCTTATGGTCAGATAGTAGATGTCTTATTTGGTAACAACAAGTTTCCTCTTTCTGTAGATCCATCTATATTACCTGATGGTGTAGCTGAGTCAGTACATATTAATTTAGACCCTAATGCAGAAAAAGCCTCAGAAGAGTTAAAGACTACTTTTACTACAGAAACAAACAAACCATATCTTATTACACCAGACACAAAACTAAAACCTGGTGAAACACTCTATGATCTAGAAAAGAAGATGGGTAGTGTAAGTGATAAACTTTCATCTGTATCTGAAAAAGTAATTGAAGGCGATGGTACAACTCCTACTAGTGTAACATTTCATCCTGCTATGGTAGCAGCTAAGAAGATGGAAAAGAAAATACATGATCAGTTACAGGAGTCAGGTGCAACAAAACATCTAAGATCTATGGCATTTGAGATGGCATTGTTAGGCACAGGTGTAATGAAAGGACCGTTTGCAATAGATAAAGAGTATCCTAACTGGGATGACAATGGTGATTACGATCCTTTAACAAAAACTGTACCGTCTACTAATCATGTAAGCATTTGGAATTTTTATCCTGACCCTGAAGCGACATCAATGGATGACGCTGAGTACGTTATTGAAAGACATAAACTTTCTAGGAATCAATTACGTGCATTAAAAGATAGACCATACTTTATCGAAGATGCTATTGAAGAAGCTGTAGCTACTGGCTCAGATTATGTTCGTAAGCACTGGGAAATGAAGATGGAAGACGATGATAGTATTTCTTCAGAAAGTGAAAGATGGGAAGTACTAGAGTTTTGGGGCTACGTAGATAAAGAGGTACTAGAAGAAAACGGTATAAAGATACCTAAAGAACTACAAGACTTGTATGAGATAAGTGCTAACATCTGGACAGTAAACGGTAGAGTTATTCGATGTGTACTAAATCCATTTAAACCTGCACGTATACCATACTACGCAGTTCCTTTTGAGCATAACCCTTACTCCTTCTTTGGTGTAGGTATTGCAGAAAACATGGATGACACACAAACGTTGATGAACGGTTTCATGCGAATGGCTGTTGACAATGCTGTTCTTTCTGGTAATCTTCTGATTGAGATTGACGAAACCAATCTAGTGCCAGGACAAGACATGAGTGTACATCCTGGCAAGGTCTTTCGCAGACAGGGCGGTGCGCCTGGTCAAGCAATCTTTGGCACTAAGTTTCCAAACGTTGCAGGTGAAAACATGCAGTTATTTGATAAGGCAAGGGTATTATCAGATGAGTCAACAGGCTTTCCATCTTTTGCTCACGGTCAAACAGGTATACAGGGTGTGGGGCGTACTGCCTCTGGTATTTCTATGCTTATGTCTGCTGCCAACGGTAGCATCAGGACTGTTGTAAAGAATGTAGATGACTACCTTATTTCACCTTTAGGTAAAGCTTTCTTTTCTTTTAACATGCAGTTCGACTTTGATGAAAGCATAAGAGGCGACTTAGAAGTTAAAGCTAGTGGTACAGAAAGTCTTATGGCTAATGAAGTACGTAGCCAACGCTTGATGCAGTTCTTACAGGTAGCACAGAATCCAGTGCTTGCTCCGTTTGCAAAAATGGATTACATTATTAGAGAGATTGCTAAAAGTATGGATCTTGACCCTGATAAAATTACTAACTCGATGCAGGATGCAGCTATACAAGCTGAGATAATGAAGGGCTTCCAACAACCTATGCAACCACCGCCAATGCCACCTGAAGGTGCTCCAGCAGGTGCAGATGTTCAAGACCCAACAGGTGCAGGGGGAGGTAATATTGGTACAGGTGTAGCACCTACTCCAGATGAGCCAGGGTTTACAGGTAATGTCGCTTAAATCTTTTGTAAATAATAAAAAAGAGTGGGATGCGTTCTGTGAAGAAATAGATTCAGAGATTGCAGATCTACATAAACGTTTAGAGCAATCAGAAAGTATAGCAGAGATACATCAAACTCAAGGTGGTATACGTGCGCTACGTAGATTAAAATATATGAGGGAAAAAGTTAATGGCAGCAAATAAAGAAGAAGACCAAATGATTATGGCTTTTATGGTGGACGATGGTAAGGATGTAGATCCTGTATCAGGTAATGAAGTTCCACCAGGTTCTTTAGCTAAAGAAGTAAGAGATGATATTCCTGCACAATTATCAGAAGGTGAATATGTAGTACCTGCTGATGTTCTTCGTTTTTATGGTATGAAGTTCTTTGAAGACTTACGAGAGAATGCTAAGATAGAGTTAGCTAGAATGGAAGCAGAGGGACGTATTGGTGGACAACCTGTAGATGCAGCAGTAGGTGGCTACATGACAGGGCAGCCTACTCAATCAACAACACCTGATCCCTATGAACAGCAGAGGATGATGTATAGACAAGGCGCACCTGTTGCTATGGGTAATGCAGGTTATTCTCCAGGCGGCACTGTAGGTTCTAATATATTAAATCCTACTGTATCTGCTGTAGCTTCTGCTTTACCTGCTGTGGTTAACCCTGCAAATTCAACTGGAAATGCAGCAAACACAAATATAAATACAAACATACCAAAACCTATAGAACTAGATGGCGTAACGTATATGCCTCCTAGTAACTATTATGTAGGATCTAGCTTGTTCGGTTCTGCACCTAGTCTTAAACCTCCGTTTACTCCTGTAACTTTGTATGGTCCTAACGGTGAAATAGTTGAAGCTAAAACTCAGGCAGAGTACGATAAATATATAAGTGAAGGATATAAAACAACACAGACTATTACAGAACAAGAACCTATTGCATATGAATCGGACAACGAGGATATAAATCAAGAAGTAGCAAACCTAACTACTATTTCACAACAAGCTGAAAGAGAAGAGTATGCTAAAAACTTTGAAAGTGCTCTAGCAGGTACAGCTAGTGATGAAACTTACATAGACATATACGGAAATTTAGCTACTCAACAAGCCACACTCACTGGCATGGCTGCAATGAATCCTATGGTTGCTCCTGTAATACTTAAAACACTAGCAGATAGAAAAAAATTAAACGCTGCTCTAGAAAAGAAATATGGAGCCAACTGGAAGACAGATCCAAAATATGCAGACTTAGCCGCAAAGTTTAAAGAAATAGATGAAATGAGTATGGCAGACAGACTTAAAGCAGGGTTTGGTAAGTTTAAAGAAGATATGAGTAACATTTTTAAAGGTAAGTCTTTAGAAGAAAAAGCACAAGATTATCAACCTGAGTATAGTGTGTATGGACTTTCTATGGGTGGACCACAACCAACAGTGGAACAGATAAGCGCTGCAATTGGTGATAACGCTAATCTAAGTGGTATAATTAATACAGACTCTGGATTTGTAGCAATGTTAACGCCTCAAGAACAAAGAAATTTTGATGCTGCTGTAAGAATGGGTAATGGTTCAGTAGCTAGACACTACGCTATAATAAATGCATCTAGAATAAAACGTTTACTAAGGGACGGTTTAGATGGTTTAAACAAGGGTGAAAGAGAAAAACTTGGTCTTGATAAACCTATAACAACTACAACACCAGCTAACGTTTTACCAGATGAAGAACCACCAAGTGGTAGCCAACAAGCTCAAGATAATCAATCAACTGCAGCAGATATTTTAGAACAACTACAGGAAGATAAACCTAACATCATAGCAAGCTCATCTACTCCAGCCGAAACAGCAGATAATATAGCTGAATTAGAAACTGCACTTTCAGCATCAAGCCAAAACCCTTCTGGTCAAATAAGCTTGAAGGATGGTGGACTAGCTAGTAAACCTAAAAAGAAAAAGAACAAAAAATAATTCCATATAACAATAAGGATACCCAGCTTCGGCTGGCCCCAACATAAGGAGAAACAAAATGGCAGAACAAACAG